TGGCAAAATGTATTCACCCTTGCTCGCGTGAATGAGGATTGAATCACTGTGCGGTCCGCCTGGTCCTTCAACCATTCCGCCGTCATCGAACCAGACGAGACCGCCGCGTTTCATGCCGCCAGCCATCGAGGAATACATTGAGGCGGCGCTCAGTATCGATGAATCAATCGTGTCGGCGATATCCGCGAAAGTGTTCTTGTCCTTCTTGAGCCCGTAAAACTTGTTGGCCTGGTCGAGATTGGTAATGCCTGAAAGCTGTCCGATGTTGCGACCGCTGATTGCCGCTGCCGTGTTATACGGCACGAGCCCGTATGCAGCCAAAGCGTTCGAGAGCGATTCGCGCTGCCCGGTGAGCCCGAGCTGGTTCTGCGTGAGATAGCCTAAGTCGGAACGTTCCTGATTCGCAGTATCGAGCGCTGCCTGGGTGCGGATGGGCAAAGTGGCACCGATTGCAAGTCGGCGATCGTACGAACTGGTACCACCCTGTTCGCCGAGCCTTGAACGATTCACGTTGGCCAAGGCCTGCTTTACGCCGACATCGGCAGCAGCGTTGACTGCGGCCGCCCGACGGTTACGCAAGTCAGCCAGCTTGTTGGCCATCTCGCCGGTATAAAACTGGCCGATGGCGCCCTTCTCCTGCCCGACATTCTTTTCAAACTCTCCCTGTTGGCCGAGATACTTCGTGATGTAATCGCCAAGCGCGACATCTTCACCGGCCGCATTGCCACGATAATTGGCGAGAGCTTCGTCGATTGCTGATTGAATCCCTTTGTTCTTCGTCTTAGCTACGACATTGACGTCATCGCTCCCAATCGCACGTGCTATTCCGCCGCCTAAGCCTGGCATATACGGCTGTCTTACTCCTTCTGGCCGAGGATGCAAGCGATTTCGCCGAGCCACTGTGTTTCAGTGGGTCGTAATCCTCGCTTTGCGTAGTGCTTTCCGATGGTGTTCGCCGGCCAAAGACTCGAAGGGTTAAAGTGTGTGCAACCTCTCTCAAGGCAGGCCTGCGCGAGCGCTTCGAATATCTTCATCTCGCGATGCCGCTCGAAATACCAGAACACCACGTACGCCACCTTGGCTGATTTGTTGAATGGGAACGTGAAGAAGAAAGCCGCTGCGCAGGAGTTGTCACCGACCAGGCATGCGCCTTTCTGCATCACGTCCGCAATCATCTCGAGGACAGATTCGTGATCCCACGGGATATGAAAGACATCACCGCTCTTGGCGTAGAACCGTCGGAGCATCCGAGCGATGCGCGGGGCATCGGTTAGGCTGGCATTTCGGAACATTCAAAGATTACCGATCCTTTGTCGTCACAGAGTCGCACTCCGCGCTCAATCGAGATATTCCGTAATTCCCGCATTTGCCTGTCTGTTGGAGGTTGCCTTCGCTCATAAAATAAATCTGTGTCGGTGATTACACATCGAAGGTAGCCGTCTCGCATCAGGACCTCGCACGCCTCAGACGGAACATCTATCCCTATCATTGCGACGGCTTCTAGCCAGTGATGCTCTGCGGTAAGCACCATACCGCTTCGACTAATCCAGAATCTCATGTCAGAGGGCCGGGCGGAACATCTTTGGCTTGTAACCGCTCGTTGAGAAGCTGCTCAAGAAGTTTTACCCATTCCATCATTTTCTCGTGATAGATCTGGTGCCCTCGTTTGAAATCGGAATTGGAGATCAACTCTCCGAGGTTAGGTAGAGGCGGAAGCTTGAGCGTGCCCGGGGCAGATTTACTGACGTAACTGTCGAGAGGGCTAGCCATGGGTTTCTTTTGTTTCTGGATTTCTCCATGCCGCCAGCGCTGATTTGAGTTCCATTAGCAGCCGAACAACCTCATCGGCGGTTTGCTGATTATCGCATTTAATATCGATCTCCCAGTCGGCGGTAGGACCAGAGTGGGCACCAAGATAAGATTCGAGTTCGCTTGCGGCTCTGGCGATTGGACTTAAAACGCATACCTTTTCGTAAAGCTCCTCATTGACCTCTCGCCATGTGAGCGGGCGCATCAACTTGCCATCGTTCGGACACTTTTCGTTGAGCGGCGAGGTATCAGCGGACATTAAGCCGTCACCGACATACAGCACGTTCTTTTGAAGGACGAGCCCGCAACAGTCACACTTCCACGCTCCCGGCATTTCGGCATCAGGTCGGTTCATTTAACAGGAGACCAGCCTTCCGTTTGTTAAGAATCCGTGCCACTGGCCGGGCGCATTGATGCTGGGAGTTAGCGTAGGTTTATCCTCATTGCCGTCCCATCCCCAGATCCGAGGACCGCCAGGAGAACCTTTTTGAACTTCAATGGCTGACCATCCTCCGCCATTTCCCGGCAACGCTAAATAAATAAAGTGTGTCAGCCTGTTTCGGTCGCCTTGTGTCTCGGGTGAATCAAAGTCCCAAGCAAAGTCACCCGGCAGGATCTTCACTTCACTTTCGACCGGCACTTTAATTCTGCGGCAATCAACGCTCTCGGTATTCATTTTTAATTAAAACCTTTCCGCTTCCATGGCTTTCACTAACCCCTCAAGCCCGGAGAAGTCAGCATCGCCGCCGGTACCTGAAATCTTTAGCTCAGCGCACAGCACCCGCCCTTTGCGCATTACTTTCCAGTGCGCGTACTTCGCAGGGATTGTCCCAGTTGCCGCGTGCTGCGCCGGAGTCTTGGCCGTGAGGCAAGCAATCGGTTTTAGGCTGTGCTGAAACCAGACAATGCAACATTCGTCCGTGTTCGGATCTGCCACCTGGGAAGCGATGCCGACGCGCAACCCGATCTCGCTGTCCATCCTGGCCAGGAAATCGATTCGCAATTCGTCGAGCTGCAGTAGCATCTTTTTGGCATAAGCCGGAGCAATCCGGATGATCGAATCATACCCGTCCAGAATATAGCTCCCGACGCTGGAGAGGTAGCCGACATCATTTGTCTCACCAACGCCCGTCGGATTCGCGCAACGCTCGCGATAGAACACGTCGCCAATCTGCTTCAAACACCAGTCCTCGCTCGAAGCGCCCACCAGCATCGTCGCGCCCTCACACTTCCGGCAAAAATCATCAAGGCTCGTGGTGCCCAACAACGCGCAAAGCGAATCTGCATCCGCCTCGAGCTGCGTCCAGTCCTCCACCACCACGTCGCCAATCGTTTGCGGAGTGAGCGTGTAGATGCTCTGGGGCGTAAACGGCGCCGTTGCTGCAAGTGCTGGCGACGGCAGGCCTTCCCGATCGTACGGATATCCAGCAGCGTCCAATTGCTCCACGGTGCAAATATCATTCTCGACGATGAAATCGCGTATCGTAGGAGCCCGGAAACTGCGATAGTTACAAAAGGCCGTGAACCCGAAATCGATCTTATCAGCTACCCGGTAAGTCATCTGCGTCCGGAGCGTCCGATCGGGGCAATTGTTGGTCGCGCCTACGCTCGCCGTCGAAATAAGCAGCTCGTTCTTGTGATAGGCCGCAACGTGCACCTGGCAATTCTCAGTGTCGATGTTGTCCAGAATGATCGGCGTTGAGCGATGCAACCATTCCGCGCGCTCGGGCTGGCCGTAGTACGGGCTGAATATGTGCACGCCATCCTCAGCCAGGTAAGCATGCGCGCTCGGCAGGCTCACCAGTGTATTCGGGTATTTGAGCACCGTCGCGCCAGGGTTATCATCACCATCATAGCGCCGCGCAAAGGCAAAGCTCTGGTCCCCGCCAACTGTCGCCATCTCCCAAATGCCGTGTGTCGTGTAGATAATGAATGAATTGCCCAGCGGACGCCCGGCGAGGATCCGCTCGTGCGTATATAGATCCTTCGAACCGGTAATCGAGCCTACGTCGGCCGGATCGAATGCTGTCGGGTTATCGAAATCGCTCCAGATTAGCCGATAAGCAAACCGTTTCCCGTCCATCTCGACGTCCGCGAAAAATAGACAGTTGCGCCAGGCCCACACCACGCCGGCCCGAGACAGTCCAATTGTTGCCAGATCGGGAAATGGCTGTATCAATGGTGAGCCGGCCACACTGACATCTTCCAGTCGGTGATACATGGGGCTTTCGAAATCGTTGGTGAACGCAAGAAAGTCGCCCACCTGGGCGCAATGAAACCGTGGGGCCGCGGCGCTGGTAGTCTGCTCGCCACCGTAACCGGTACCCAAAATACGCCAGTTGCCAGAGTATTCGTTCAGCTTGGCAATTGCGCCCTGCTTGGCCGCAATCAGGTTGCGCACCTTGCGCGTGCTCTCAGCCTCGAAGAGCAGTGTAATCGGTTGCCGTATCGACGTGAAGTCCTCGTCATTGGACAGGCTCAAAAGCTGGTCGTGGAAATCCTCGTTGTTGTAAGACGTGTTCGAAAGCAGCTTCTTCCAGCCGCAGCCTCGCCTCAGCTTGTTCTGGTCTAAACATTGAAAGTTTTGTCGGAAGCGAAGCGTGCCTGAAGCCATCGCATCAGGATTCGAGCGAACGTCGAGCACTCCCGTGAGCGGACTGATGGGAACTCCTGTTAGATCAGGCTTCAAGTTTTGATCAGGTAATGGAGCGAAAGGAAAGGCGGAACGGTATCAACGGTCAATGTTTCACCAGCGTCATATTCCTGCTTCTCGGTGGCGATGATGTCAGAGGCGGGGGCCGGTGAAATATCTTCGTACGCCTGAACGTCATTAGTTGAACCTTCACCGCTTTCCTCCCTTGTCTGAGTCGCGCCCTGGATGGTGAGGTCGTTGTTAATAATCAAATACTTTTCATCACCGCCAGGATGATCGAATTGTCCAACAGCGTGCTTGTGATCCAGGCTCAGGGCGAAGTCCTCAGCACCGCCTGCTGTCGTTAGAGTATTTGTAGCGCTTGCCCCGCGCGCAAACTTGTCGCGTAAGTCAGGCACATTGAATGTCGTTGAACCGTTGCCGGCGCCGAACGTCTCGCCGATCGCTGAAAACAGATTGGCGTAAGTCGTCCGGCTCACCGCATCGCCATTGCATACCAGCCAGCCCGTAGGCGGTGACGCGAGACCAGAGAGCATGATGAGGCCGGAAGGCAGAATCTGGTTAACCACCTCGGGAGTAAAGTTTCCGTCATCGTCGAATAAATACGCAACCAGATCGGCGACTAACACAGGCAATCGGAGAAGTGTGTTGATGAACTTGTCGCAGAGGGAACTTGTGACGTCGGCGATGAGGTCCTTGAAATCTTGGGGGACAAAAGGTGCCATGGTTAGTCCTTAATAAAGGTTTGAATAATTTTCACGAGCATGCAGATTCCTGTAGTTATCCTCCTGCACAGCCGCCGTGGCAAACGCATGCGCCGACTTGGCCAGTGCCGCCGGCGTGATGGTGGCTCGGTTGGCAAGTATGCCAGTTATCGCTGCGGCGACGAACTGATCATACCTCTCTGCTGGAATCTGAGGGTTGCGAATTGGCTCACTCATTGGGGCGTTGTAGCCCCCAAGAGAGTGTTTTGCAACCTAAAGTTAAAAGGGTCGCCAGCGAGCCACCTGTCAGGTAGCTCAATCGTGCGGATAACAGAGCAGAATCAGATGTAATCCCGATCTATTCACGACTCGCGTGTTTGCGACTGGCAAAAGGTGATAGCCCACACCCACGGGTTACTTTTCCATGAGTGCTTTTTGCCGTTGATTGAATCCCAAAGTTGAGAGTAAGCCATTCGGTAGCTACTTAACTGGCCTTGAGCCGGGAAATTTACACCTTCAGCCCTGGCATCTTCCTCGCTTATATCCTGCAATCGCTCAACTCGAACCGACTGAATTGCAAGGCTGATTCGGCTCGCCCAGCGCGGCATGAAGATTGATGGACGCCACTCCTTTTGCTCGAACTCAGTTTCGTTGGCGCGATACTGGACGGCAGCTTTTGATTGCTGATACTCGTATTCACGGCCACCGAAAACTCGCCAAGTTTCCTTAACGTAAAGTCGATCACCTTTTTGACCGTACGGACAATTCACACCGAAGCTCGGCATCCACAGCTTTGTTTTATCACCCTTGCCAGTTTTTACAGGACCAACCAGATCGAACACTGCGCGGATATTTGAGGTCATGCCTCGGAAATTATAGTGGCTGAAATCTCCTTTAATGGCTCTACGTGTTTGAGTCTTTCGACCTCCTAAAATCGCTAGAACCATCGGAGCCGAAAACAGTATCGGTCGCTCTTTCAAATATCCTCCAATAGTGTTCTGCGATCTCCAATATACTGATCGAGGGTCATTGGTTTGCAGAAATCGGGCATAGGTTCACCGCGCAGGCAATCAGCGCAGAGCATGATCCCGTAGCCAACGTAAGTCTGAGGATGCTTCGGCAGGCTGCATTGGTCGCACAGCCCGATACCAGGGCGGAGCGTACAGAGACTTTTTCTTTCTTTGCTCACTTCGGTAGTTTGTTGAGCAGCGCTAAAACGATTCCAAAAGCCAGCGCAACCGAAATAAGGAGTGTGATAGTGGAAGCTTTCATAGCGAAAATGGAAGGGTTCTAACTCTGAAACCGCAGGCCTGCTTATGTCCGCCACCTCCGTGTTTTACTGCAATCTTTGAAAGGTCAATATCAGGTTTTCCCGGCACGCCATACATCGACACTCGCCAATCCTTACCAGAGAACGTGAATCCAATTAGCCCATCGTGGTGAGGTTTTATACCGGCCTCAAACAAGTGACTGCGGATGTCTAATTCATGCGAGCAACAAGCGAGAAAGTTTAGACCCTCAAATTGCATGTCGAATCCCTGAGTCGTGATAACATCCCGATATTCATTTGACCGAGCGAATTCGAGAACTTTTCCGCCTTCCAATAATTCAGCAACACAATGTTCGCCAGCAACTCGATCTTCGCCAAGAAGATATTTCCAAGTTATATCGTTTAGTTTTCGACTTCGAAGCCCATGCTGAAAAAGTTCGGCATCAGGATCTCGCTTGTCCCAAATGTCGTATTCGCCAGCGAGTCTAACAGCAAGTGGTTCGTTTACAGTTCGTTGTTTGTAGTCCTGAATCATCGGCAACACACCAGCAGCACGAACCGAGTTGCCAACATTGCCGAACTTGGTATTGCCATCAACAATCTCAAACCATTGCCACGCCAACCGACATGCTGCCACTCCATCTATGCGATAACCTGGAAGCGATGAGCCATATTTGTCGATTGCGCTCTTGTGGTGGTCGATCCATATCACATTGGAGTGGCAGCCATCTTCAAGACAATCTGGAGAAAGGTCGAGAATATAAGTTTGGCCATCCGGTATCGGAAGCTCCTTGTCTCCATAATCCCAACCAATTAGTTCAGCACTGGGTAGGAACTTTCGCGCAATCTCTCGGCAAAAGATTCCATCAAAATCTGCGGAATGATAAATGACTGTAAGGTTTGCAACGTTCATCGTGATGTGACTGTGGTGCGACTGACGAAGATTGTCAAGCCCAGTTCAACACCACGTTCCCGGTATCTCCGCCGAAACCGTCAACGCGAATATAATACGTCGTTCCAATAGTGGCAGAAAACACGACCTGGCTTTGTGGCGAGATTGGCCCAGGTCCATCATCGTTTTTCACGATCAATGTAAGCGCGTTAACAGCCACACCGGTATAAACCGATAGCAACGTGTCAAAGTCGGAGCCGTCTGTATCAAATGTCACACTCCCACTTGCCGGTGCTACCCACTTGTACCAGATCGAAGTATTTCCACCGCCAGCAAAAGGGCCGAATGGAGGCTGCTCTCCGCTTTCAAGTGAGGCGTACTGATTGCTTCCACTGATAGTGCCGCTCGCTCCCGAGATCAAAATTGCATCTGCAAAGTCATCATTCGCCGGACGATCTTCATAATGGAAAGGTGAAGGGATGGCGCTAATCACCGCACAGTCCTCGCCTGCTATCGTTAGATCAGGGGGTATCAATGGCCGAATAGTTATTGTGGCGTCGATGCTGGCTGAGCCAAGTGTCGGATCACCTTCACTGATCACTGCAATTCTCAGCGGCCCCTGAGCCACTAACTGAGATGCCAGCACTGTAACGACGTAGCTTCCAGTTCCACTTACAAAGCGCTCATCTAAAACCGAAACGGGGTTCGTGAACAAAAGAGCCACTCTATTATCATTGCTGGTACCCACCACGGAGGCATTGTAATTGACGGTTACTTCAACTGTGTAATCTGGAAACGGATTGCAAAAAGACGTGCTTTGAAAATAAACATAATTCGCGTTAGGCAGCGGAGGCGCCGGTGAGGTCGAGACAACGCTTGCGGTTAATGTCTGGGTGTCGTTGTCGATGGTGTACGACGATGGCCCCTCTATGGCGTAAAGGCTCCAAATCAAATCTTCAATCTGAGTCGATCCGGAAGGAGAACAGCACGGCCCCGCAGCAAGATTATGATCTGCAATGTAACGCATCCCGGCGTATTCGGCCATATTATCAGCGTCGGCCTGGCTGATCGAAGACGTAAAGACACCAGCGTTCACCTTAACACAGGCAGGAACCCCGAACGTCGGCCCGCCATCACAATATAGATAAGAGGTAAATTCGTTATTAAGAAACGAATCAGGACCGGAAGAAACGACGAGATTAAACGGAGTTGCGCAGCCCACTGGTGTTCCCACCGTCACACCAACCTCCGTCGAGCATGACTTTGGGCCAGTAACCGTAAGCGAGACTGATTTCGCGCATATCATGTCGAGCTGTCAGTCACCGTTACGGTAATGCTGAAGGTGCCGTTCTCTGTCGGAGTGCCGTGCAGCAAGCCATCGCTATCGAGTGTGAGCCCGTCGGGAAGCGTCCCAGAGCTCAGCGTGAAAGTATATGGCGCGGTACCGCCCTCGGCCTCAAATTGGAATTCGTAGGCCACCCCGCTCTGAGCGGCTGGAGGTGTCCCGCTGGTGATATGCGGTACCGCGGCATCGGCCAGTGCTTGGGCGGCCGCGAGCGCCTGGGCATCAACGTCTGCCTGTGCGGCGATGATTTCGTCCTCAGTCGGATTCTCCAGCTCGATCGTGTGCTCGCCAGCAGCTACGCAGCGCTCGAACTCACCATCTTCGTCACATGTCGCCGTAGCGCATTGCCTCACGTTCGCGATGGTTTGAACGCAGGGCAGCTCGTTTATGGTTGGAAGCAAAAGGCTCATTTAATATCCCAACAATAGCGCATTTAACCCGGTTGAGCACGGATCGCACATGAAAGTTTCGCGCACTTTCAATTTTTCTTCGCACGTCCACATTAGCTCAGCGAGTGCTTTATCGTAGCCACCGGTGCCCATCGGCAGGCCTGACTTGTAGTAAGCCGCTTTCTCTGGACTGCCATAGTCGCGCTCGTGCGCAAATTGGGTGTAAAGCTGTACGGCCAGCTTGTAATCCTGTTCCTCGTTCACCAAATCTTCATCAGCCCAGGACGTCTTGATACCGTCCCACTCAATCAAGATCAATTCTGTGCTCTGGATATATGGCGCCACATAGATGTTGCCGCGGTGCTTGGCCCATACGCCGGTGAGCGATCTGCAATTGCCATCTGTTGCCGCCGTTGCCCTGGTGAAGCCTAAAGCGAGCTGGTCCTCGAGCGCTGGCATTTCTCCCACAGCAGCAATAGCCTCACGTCCGACGCATTCCGGTTCGGGCCATTCAACTTCGCGATAGGTAATTGCCGAACAATAATCTCGGCCATCCTCATCCTCCACGACTGTCATCAACCGAAGGATTTTACCATTCGGCATCTTGAACACCGTCATGCCGCACTTGAAAAAGGTATTACAAAATTTGATGACATCGACGATGTTCGTTTGCTCGCACCTAACCCATTTAGCGATGTCAGCCATTGCCTCTTGAAAGTGCTGATCGTGAGCGCTCAATACACCGGGCACGACGGCATCTCGAAGATTTTCCGGCTCGGTTTCGCCCCACACCTGCGCGCGCACCTCGTTTTTAAGTGTCAGGAAGGTTTTCACGAGAAGCTTACCGCATTCAGATCGACCATCGGCACGCCAGATGGAGTTGTGAGCCATCCCATTCGGTAGCCGCAAACGCACGGAAAGAGCAGAAAATAAACCATGCCGCCGTTATGAACGGCCTCGGCATGCTGGCCGCGCACGACCTCTCCACAATGAAGGCAATTCAGCATGTGCACCAATGGAATGATGAGAAGCTTCGGGTTCACGCAATACTTTTACCTTCAACACCGCGCGCCAGCCGATCCCGCGTTCTTTTTTGAAGCCACATGAGCGCATCCTCGCAATGGGTCAGCGCCACTGCATTTTCGCGACATCGGTATTGGCCTTCCTGAAATGAGCGAAGCCTATCAATTACGATGGCCAGCAATGATTCCTGTGATATCCCATTCACTCCAGATTCCAAGACGGGTCCGTTTTGAAATGAAATCAGGGTTGTGCTGCCGACGCTCACGGAACCATCGGGCATCATTGATATTTTCGAACCGCTTGGGCCAGAGAGAATCTTCTCAAGTTCATCAATCGTCGGTCTTGGTCCTCGCCGGACTTCTCCCCAAGAAATTTGGTATTGATGACAAGCTCCGCCCTGCCCCGGTTCGTCGAGCACGTCAATGTTCAGTGCATCGTTTAGTCCGTTGAGTTTATGATCGGTTAATGTTCTCATGTCTTTGCTTTCTTCGGCATCTTGGCACGTTTCACGACCGGCGGTTTGAACTCGGTCGGCGCGGGCGGCGCGGTTGACTGAGCGGGTATCTCCGCGACTGTCGGAGTCGGCGGCGCGATTGGCTCATTAGGCGGAGGCGGGCTAGCCACCACAGCAGCGACGTCTCTTTGCGGGACGATCCGGGTGTCGGTGTCCGAGCTCATTCCCCCTCTCGGGTTTAACTGCTCCCGCCAGGGCCGATTTAATTGCTGCCCGCCCAGTGCTTTTTTTTTCTCAACAAAATCCCGGTTGAATTCTTCCTGAGTGATCTCGGTGATTCCTCCGCGACCCTCGGACATCATCTGTTCAAATTCACCATGGATGAACGGATTCTGAGTCGCGAAATAACCAACGCGATGATCTATTGTGGAAAAGACGACCTTCGCACCGTTGCTAAGCCAAATAGGAATTTCTGGACTAAACTTTTTGTAGCATTTCCAGTCAGCCATTCGCCATTTATGACACAGGCGCGACGGTTGGCAATGGGAAAGAGAGGCGGGCACCCTTCTTCAAATTTTGGACGGCCCACAGGGGTTGAAGGTTTTTGTATGAAAAACATTCTCGTTGCTGCGCCGGATCGCTCAAATCAAAAGAGCTAACAGGGCGCTTATGGTCAGCGTGCCAGCCATAGAAACCATATGTATCCCATGTCATTCCTGGCTGAAATTGAGATTCGATGTGGGCGCGCAATTCGGCGGTAGTGCAGCCTATCAGCTCCATGCTCTTTCCACACTTGGTCGCCCCGGACAGTAAACGACCGACCATCGTGCGAACGCTGGACAGCAGCCTCCAAAATGGATCTTTGGCTTTCTTGGCGCGGTATTTATTCCACGACGCTCGATCTGCTGCCTGGATTTCTTCCGGCGTGCGCTTCTTTCTTGGGCGGGCGAGAAGGCGTCGATATCGCTCCCTGTTTAGAATCCTCCACCTAGCACGGCGCTCAGGATCTTGATTGTATCGCTTCCTGCGTTCTCGGTGCTTTTCACGATAAATTCTGTCGTAGGCAGCACGGGCTTCGACCATTTTACGATACTCAGATCCATCACCAAGCTTCGCCGCAGCTTTTCTAGCTCGATGCCTTTCCCTTGTCCGAAATCGAAGTGTCTCTCTATGGCGTTCTCGATATCGTTTCTGGGCTGCGTCCGACTGTTGTTTTATTATTTCCGGTGTGCGAGTTCCCTTTTTCCTCACCTCTTTAACTGTGAAGCCAAGACTTTCTCGGTACGCCTTATATTGACTGTTCTCTTTCGCCCTAACGATCTCTGGATTGTTAGTGCGCTGATTCTTTCTTCTTGCGCTGATTGCCGCGCGATTTTTGCGATACCACGCCTTTGACCATTCGTTGTGCTTTGCCCTTTGGCCTGCCTCCGAGTTTTCCGTTTCTTCTGGAGGCGATTTGCTTTGCTCTGCTATTGGACTGTCCTCCAAGCCTACCAAGGGTAACTGCATATTTGTGGATTGCATTATTCATTTACACAAATAACCCAAGCGGTAAGGATTGTCAAAAGAAAAAGGGCCGCTTTTTAGGCGGCCCTTTATGATTTCTAAAATGACTTAATACAAATTTCCGTAGGTTGGATTTTCGGTCTTACCAGTTACGATAGGCACAGCCTCATTCAAACCTTCCAGCCACCCACTATCAGATGGGCAGCTTACTATTCCGGTTTGAGTTTGCGATACCAGTGATATGTCCTTCGTCACATTCGCCATCGTGCAAGCGAACGTAGGATCCAGTCTCGCCAACTCTTCGAGCTGGCCGAGCGTGCGCTGTTTCCGGTTGCTGGCGATCATGCCGGGATAGATCGAACCGCCACGAGGACCCGGCTTGCCGATATCCAGAGCGAGCAGGAACCGTCCGCTCGACTTGATGCCTTCGTAATCAGCCGCGCTCACGAGGTCATCAAAGAATTCGTGAGTGACGAGGTTGATCGTGACTCCGGACGGGAATTTCGGCTTGAACGAGCGCCAGCTAAACCCGAGGGCATTGCTGCCTTCGTCGATGACGATGCGGGCAATGTCGCCGAATTCCTGTCGGACGTAAGCGACGAACGCGCTTTCCATGTTGGCCGCATAAACCGAGTCCGTGAACCAATCGATGGAATTGGCCATTTTACCCTGGCTCTTGCGCGAGCGATAGATGCGATAGTTCTCATCCAGCCACTCGTAGAAGTTGAGCGTGTTGTTTTGGAGGTCGCTCACCTGGCCGCAAGTGCGGAGCTGCTCGTAAACGCCAATCATGTTGGCTCGGTAAGCGACCACTTCGCCGCCAGTGCCGGGATCAGTGTTGGTTCCGGTAACCGTGAGGATCTGCTCAAGATTCTGCCATAGGGCCAAAGTCTGATTCGCGCTAATCGGTTTGCCGAAGAAGAAGCTCATCAGCCAACGGCGTTGAAACTCTTCCTCATCCTGGCGATTGCGCTCGGCAAGCGGGAGATCTCCGAACTGTTGGAAATACTTGTTGCTTTCCATCAGGCGAGCAAACACCTCTTTGTAAGTCGAGCTCACGCAGCGGGTTCGGCGCATGGTTTGCACCCAGTACGGCACGACATGGCGAGGATCGAGCGTCGGCCGGTTCTGGCACCAGCTTTCAAAGTCGTTCACGTTATTGCCCATGGCGATGAGCAGGCCTGACGTCGGAGCCGAATCAATAGGTGTGCTAGATCCTGAATTTTCGCTCGTTATTAGCACATCCACGTAGGACAAGTCGGCTGCTACTTCCGAGGCGAGCACCTTCCATACGCCACGGGTCGAGGCACCGTTCCCGGCACGGCCAAGAAGCAATACCCGGTCACGATCGAGGAACCATTGACGGTTCATGTCGAGGCCGTAGCGAGTTACAACCCGGATCACCCGGTCACCAGCCGCTCCCAGTGCTTTATCGGCTGCTGTCAGCGGTCCAGTTACCAGTGCGGTATAGGCGCTATTGGCCTGGCCGGCTGTGATAGCCCAATAATCCTTGTTGATGATGCTGTCCTGGCGCGCTTTGACGAATGGATAAAGCAAGCCCGGCCCCCTGTCGATCTTCTCCATGTGCATCAGCGAACCAACGTCCTTCTGGGAACTCATCACCCAGTCGTACATACCGTTGATCTTGGTACCACAGGCAGCCATTTCGAATTGGGTCTGGAACCAGGCATCCATGTCACCGAACAGCCCGTCGGGCCGAAACAGCGATTCAAGCTGGGCAGGTGTCAGGTGCGCTACGCTCGCCCGCGTGATGGTTCCGCACGTATCGTAGTTGTTGGCAACCACGACGTGGCAGGGAGTCTCTTGGAAGCGCGCGCTCGTGGAGGTGACGCCCATCAGGGCAAATACGAACGCCCCGCCGGCAATGGGTACCGCGTGGCTTAATATGCCCGGCAGCGCAAGCGCTACGAGGCCGGTGAGAATTAACACGCCCAGAATCAGGACGGTTAGCTTAAACGGGAAGGACCAGGTTTTTTTCATGTGCTCTCATTCGTGCGCCGGCGGTAGTGCCGGTTTTCACTATGAGAGCCATTATCTACTTCCAGAGGACGGCCACAGCCCCTTCACCGAAGCTTTTTGCAGGTCCGGCATCAGGTTTTCCACCAGTCAACATATCAGACCCACTCGAAAGCGATGGTGGGCGCGCCGGTTCCGTTGGCCGGGCTGCTGGTTCTGGCTGTGGCGCTGGCTGCGGTTCAGGCTCTGGTTGTCGCACATTTGGATCGGCAGCAGGCTTACCATTGCCATTTTTGACGTATTTCTTCTTCGCCAGGGTGTCGCGACGCGCAATTTCGCGCTTTGCCCTGTCGGTAATATCGCTCTGAATAATCTCTTTCAGATCGCTCGCCTGGAGACAAATGCGCGTAGCTTTGAGATCGTCAAGCTTTTGCTGTTTTTGTGCATCGGTGCCCGGACCATCATAAATCTGCCGTTTCATCCGCTGCATATCGGCTATCGAGGTGAATTGCTTGCCGTTAATGATCTGTTCCTCGGCTGGGCCGTTGAGGATTTCGTTCTCAGTGGCGTTTGAATAACGGAGAATCGCGGCATGCGCCCACCGTCTATCGGCATCGTTCGGATCATTGGGATCGTGCCGGTGTGGATTGATTTGATACCCGTCCAGCTCGTCAACCTTTTCCAGCTCAGTCCTGATGGCTACCAGCTCCGCGGCAGCAGTTTTTAGGATATCGCAGGCGACTGGATCTGTCTCATCCACCTTGCCGACTGCCTCATTGCTCAGGTCCGGGCGCCCGCCACTGTCACGCAGAAGCTTGCCGAGCGCAGGATCGACGGCATCCACCATCGTAACAACAGCCTGCTCCACTCGTGATTTGATGACCGGTGCCGCTCGCTCGAATGCCTTCTCTGCCTGCTGCTTCTGAATCATCGGCTGCATCCGCTTTTCCCACAGTTCCTCGGCGCGCATCTCGACCTTGGCCTCGTCCATCGCCGCTCTATCGATTGCTGGCGCGTTTGCCTCATACCACTTGGTATGCTCGGCGTTGTCCCAATCGAATGTTTCATCCGGATTCTTTTCAAGCCAGTCATCTTGATAGGCGTAGGCCTTTTTGGAGAAAGCGATAAACTTCTCTGGCATGTCGGCCATTTTCGGATCGTTAGCTGCCATGTAGCGCAGGATCTTGAGATCGCGAGCATCATCGGCCGTCAATTCAGGTCCATCCGAAGGCGCAGGCGATGGCGGTGCCAGTCGATCGGCCACGGCATCAGCCGCAACCCTGGCCGTACGCTGAATAGTGTCCTCGAGGCTTACGCTGACTGGCCTCGGTGCCGGGGCGGGTTCTGGGGCTGGCGCGGGCGCGGGTCGCGTTGGTGCCGGAGCGGGAGCAGGTTCAACGACAACCGGAGGCTCTGCTGGAGCAATAGCTGCCGGCGGCGCTGCAGGCCTAACAGCAGGCCGCGTATCTTCTCCCCACAACGCGGAGACAGCGCTTTTGGCCAAATCTTTGAGCTGCTCCGGCGTTGGCGGCGGCTCATTGCTGGGCTCAGGTGTTGGAATCTGCGGTTTCACCGGTTCCGGTGCCGTCCTGTGAACGATTTCGATCATATTGTTTTGTTGCGTAAACTGGCTTTAGTTCAGATGCCGTAAAACTGTACTTCTCACTGTGCTGCGCCATCAACTCGGCGACGTCTTTGTAGAAAATGGCCTTTCTCAAACATTCCCGAGATTCATCGTGCTGCGTCTCATCACCCGCCCCCAGGTTGGCAGACTTTGCCAGAGATTCAGCCGCCAGATCAAGCAAGTGCTGGCGGTAAAGCAGGGCCGGGGTTTGGCGCAGCCATTCGCGGATTTGCCGCTGCTGCTCCACCGCCATTAGTTTCGGCAAGAGCTGTATCATCAAGTGTTGGTAGATTATTTACTTTGAAAAGGACATCAATCTCTCTCTGGGTTAGCACCGCCTGGGTTTGCAACGCCTTCGTCGCTTCGAGTAATGGAGTGATTTCCTTTTGCACTTCGCCGTGAACGATCTTCACGACCATCTCGACCATAGCCTGCAGCTCTTGCTGCTTCTCGGCCGCCTGCTGTTCCGGGCTGGTATTGGGTGCCACATTCCTAAATTTGAAATCCTTTTCGATGCCGGCCAGCCGGCAAATGCGGTTCAGCCACTCGAGCGCCTGATCCGGGCCGATGGACTGCATCAGCATCGGCACACTAAGAGATTGCTGCAAAATTAAGGCCATTGCCTGGGCGGCTTTCGCGTTGTCCTGACGATCGTTGCCGTCGCGCGTGCTGATAAGCGACCAAATCGGCATGGCCGAGAGGTGCTTTTTGTTCACTTTATAGAGGCGCCACTGGTCCTTGGGAACGATCAATTCCTCCTTTTTATGAGCGAGGAATCCCAAGTCGTTAAGCTGCTGCTGCGTCAGCGGAACGTCGCTCGGCAAGTGAACCCAGAAATCTTCGTCGCCGTATTGCATCAGCCCGATATAAAGCTGCCGCTTCCAGGCATCGCGGGCGATATCAACCGGCGTGGCGGTAAATTGAAGCCTCGAGCTGGTGCTCTGTTCGATGTTTCGAACTTCATCCACTCTCAGCTCGTGCGAGGCTGCCTGGGCAATCTCCTGGCTGCTCATCACCAGCACGCGCTCGAGTATCTCAAGAATCGTCCGGAGCACGTTCGACATTTCGGCCACGTTGCCTCGAGGGAAATTGAAGCTTTGAACCACGTCGGGAATGCCTCGGTTACCGACCTGCAGCTTGAGCGCTTTCTTGCTCGAATAGCCGAAGATGTTCAGGAACCGGTAAAACTTTTCGCCGAGGTTCCTGAGCTGATCGATTGTGTCACGCGCACCATGCCGCTGGTTCGGGTCACCAGTCATTAGCTGGTCCTCGTCGATAAAAGTCAGGTTGGCCAGATTCTGCTTACACGTCAGAATGATCTGCGTGAGCATGTTGCTGAAATGATCTTGGAACGGGAGGATCTCCAGGCTGAGGCTTGCATTCTTCGTGCGGCTCTCATCGGCGTCGTAGCCGTAGTAGATGACGGGATCATACGGTACCGGCGCCGCGTAGAGGATAGTGCATCCATCCCCGGCCACCATGAATCGGAACCACACCGGACAATCATAATCGCCGAGTCCATTCTCCTTCGGGATCAGCCGCTCCCAATACTCTGTAATCAGCACGCCCTGGTCGTTGTAATCCGTGCCGTAGTACAGGCTGCCGATCGCCTTCTCACGATCAACCGACGGACTGCCCACTGAAAGCTCTGCGCCAAGCACCGCCCCCTGTGGCATCTTCCGCACAGGCATGCACGTCAATTGGCACCCGGAATAGACTGAGGTGAAAAACAACCGGTTATCTGCGATCAAATCCGTGCTGCCTAGCGCTATCCGGTCCTTGTTCCAGTAGTTTCCACTCAAGATCTCGCGATAGCGAGCGATGCGCCAGTAGCCGGCAAACTCACATCCATAGCCGTAATTGAGCGTGAAGGGCGGGTGCGCCAGGTCGTAGAACATGCGCGATGGATGAGGCAGGTGATAATCGATACCCTCACGATCAGTCACTTTGATTTCATCATTCAGGTTTGCCGGGGTGCCGTCATCCTTCTTATGCCCGAGCGCCACGTCGATTTCATCGGCATACTTGCGCTGATCTTCCCAGTGCCACTCGTGCTTTGGAAATTGCAGGCACATCGAGTAATGCAACATTTTCAGCACAGCCTGCTTCGTCACGTCGAAATAACCGTACTGCGTTGAAATCACCTGGACGCGATCGGTAAGCGCCTTGCATTTCAAGTTGAGCACTGTCGTTTGATCAACTGGCTCGTATTTGAAAAAAGGGGTCAGGCGGCGATCGTTCATTATCTTCGCCCACCGGATCGTGACGTACGATCGTACGAGCGGAACAAACACGTTGAAGAACGTCGGGACATTGAGACACTTTTTTAGCTGCTGAGTTTTGGGATCCATGACCTCAGTGATCATGTTTGTCAGCCCCCAACTCTGGAACGCTTTGTAAACTGACTCATCATTCGGGTCTTGATCGGCCAGTTGCTGCAGGAGGGTTTGCGTCACCTGGCGGAATGGAGTTTCCCAAGCGGTATCGAGCGCATGATAAACCCGGTAGTCAGCGAAATTGCGCTGCATGCCCTCTTGAATGCGGGAGCGTATTCGATTGATCAGTCTGCCGCGTCGGGCCGCGAGAGCTAGCGGGATATCTTGATTATTGACATCGCCTTCCGGAACGGCGAGCGGATCGATGCCAAGCCACTTCTCTAAGTTTTCTGGCGTGAGGCCATACTTCTTTAAGCAATTTAAGTCGGCTGACATAGCTATATGGCGCGCTCAAGGAGTGAGTGATCAACCATGTCCCCGATACGTTCACCGAGTTCGATGATTGGACGCTCTATCTTAGGAATGAGCCTATTGTTCGACTCCATTACCCAATCATACATGCCGCGCGTTTTCCCCTCGAGTGCTCTCATATCAAACGACGCGTGGAAAAAGGCATCCATGTCATCAAACAGTCCGCTGGGTCTAAATAGCATCTCGAGCTGCGCTGGAGTTAGCTGCGCAATTGACGCTTGAGTGATACTTCCGCAATCTGGCGTAAATCCAGGCGGAGTTATTACCTTCCAAACTATTGGCTCAAACTTTGGAATGAAGATAAGCGGAGCTATCGCAAGGCTTAACTTCGTGAAAAATGAACGACGGCTCTGCATCACTTGCCCATCTCGCGACGTTGCTTGATCAGCTCGGCGGGAGTCCTGGCCTTTTTCTTCGGAGTGGGCTTCGGAGTCTCTTCACCTTCATCGCCGCCAGCCGCGTCCAGGCTCATCACATGAAACCGATGCTCAAGCGGAGGCGTTTGCGTGTCGCGCACCAAGCCGCCCATCGCCATCTTTTCATCGTCGGTGTCCTTTACCCGCTTCAGCTTGGCGCGCACGTAATCGCCGCCTTTCGCAACCACTGGATGATGCGCCGGAAGCCTAACCTCGCAAATCGGGTCTGACATATAGCCCCTTATGCGCCTTGCGTGCGGCACTGTCAACGGTAATCTCAATACATGAACATAACCAAAGTATTAGGAGATCGCGTACTCATCGAACCTCTACCCGTCGAACAGGTCAGCGCCGGCGGAATAGAACTGCCTCAATCCGTCCGTGGAAAACAGTCTGTCGGCATCGTGCGGATGGTTGGCGAAGGCACTGGCGACCCATCCATGCGTGCGCTCATGGCCGAAATTGCAATCGGGCAGACTGTCAGGACAAATATCAATATGGGGAGCGTCGAGGTTACATTTAATGGCGCAGAGTGCCGGATTCACTCGGTTCGAGACGTTGAAATGATTCTGTGAGTTGACATCATGCAAGATATTCACGGCAATTGGATACCCGACTCGACTCCAAAGCAACTGGAGGTATTCAACGACAGATCCCATGTGCTTCTGGTCTCAGGGCCGCGGGCGACAGGCAAAACACGAGGCTGTTTGAATAAAATCGTTAGGCATTTGTGGGAAACGGATAGGGCTCGCTGCATTATGTTCGCCCGCACTAAGACGCTTGCGAAAGATGCCGGAACTTGGAGCGTGCTTCATCAAAACACGCTCCCCGAATGGATAAATGCAAACATCGGCCTACGCTATACCAGCTTCAACAATGGCATTCCTGGCGCAAAGGTTGATGGCACGACCAGAAGCCCCTACTTCAAAATAAGAAATCGGCACGGAAACGATTCTGAAATGTTTTTATTCAGCTTGGACAACGACGACGATGCTGAGACAAAAATGAAGAACCTCGAAGCCTCGATGTTTTATTTTAGTGAGCTGGATAATTTTGGCGACCGTCGGGTTTTAGTTGTCCCGCTGGCTGCCTTGCGTATTGGCACATTCGAAGAGCAGCAATGGATCGCCGATTGCAATCCGAGCGAAGAGGGCGAGCAAAGCTGGATCTACCAGATTTTTTTGAAGGAAAGATTGATGACGTTTGAGGATTTCAGCGCTCATCAAAAGCGATCCGATCTTCCGCCAATGACTGAGCAAGAGTTTAAGGATTTCTATGGCAATATGAACGTCATAGAGATGTTTCCGCAGGACAATTTATTCGCTGATCAGCGCCTTCTTTCAAATATAAAACTTTCTTGTGGCGCCGACGCCGGCCTCTACGCGCGCCACGTCGAGGGCAAGTGGGTATGGGGCGGCGGCGATGCCTCACGCCATTTCCGCAGCTACTTCAAATCTCATCACATCATCGGCAAAGCTGATGGCCCAGAGGAAGACTGGGAAACGGCCGGGCTGACGGATGGCTGCTACGAGCTGGTCACCGGCTGGGACTTGGGCGAGGTGAACCATTCATTTCACATCATCGAAAAGACATTCCCGCGCACGCCGCTGTCCTTGGCCATGAAGATGAACATTCCATATTTCACGATCATCGACGAGCTGGTTCTGATAGGAAAAGAGGTTTCGCATGAAGAATTCGCGATGGCAGGCATGGAGATGATCGAAAAATTAGAGGAACTCTACGGAAAAACTTTCAACCTCGAAGGGATAGCCTGGTCCGATCAGAGCGCCATCACGAATTACAGCTCCATCGCGGATACCTTCCCTTATCAGCTCGTGGCGGCCGCGACCGGTGATCGCATCGTCCTCCGCGGCGTTCCGAAGGCGCACCATTCAGTGTTCGAGCGCGTGCGCCTGGTGAAGCAGCTTCTTAGTCAAAACCGGCTGGCCGTGTCGGCGCACTGCGAGCATACCCTGGCGATGTTCCGTGATTTGAAGAAGGGGAAGGACAAAATCAATTTCATCGAGCGCGACAAAAACAAGCACAAGCATCCGTTTGATTCAATGTCGTACGCGCTGCTGATGGAATGCGCTGAAGAGATCCAGGCCAACGCCTCGACTCCGAACACCGTCAAGCGATCGCTTGGGCTCGTGCAGGTGGGGTGATGCCGGCCATCAGCTTCGCCAGCATCTTGCGCTGCGCGACGGTAGCCCGGTCGAGGTAAGAAAGATTTCGATGGCGCAGAAACCGGAGATGCTTCTTTGGCTGCAGGAGGTTCACACCACAGGCATGGCTGAAAGCTTCGATATCGGATAGCCTCAGCAACGACCAGCTCGCCATGTGGGAGATTTGAACTACCCGAACCCGTGAGAGCCCGCTCCTTTCACAAATCTCCTCTTCCGTCATCAACCGTAACCCATTACTCGAACGGGCCAGCAATCGGCAAAGCCTTGGAGGGATTCGATCAAATCTGGCCGTGTACGTCATAGTGGCGTAATTACCGTGTTCGTTATGGCAATCCGATGCTGTGACATGGTGTAAAATCCATAAGCCTTGGTTGGGTCCAGCTCGATCTTCATGGTGTACACCCCGTCACTCAGGCCGGTGATATCAAACCACATACAGGGTTGAACATTGTACGCATCTCCCCATCCGGGCATGAGGTTGGGAGAATTGCAAGATCCGGGTTGTGGATCGGTGTTCCATCCCAGGTCCAGAACCTTACCAAAGTTGATAACACACCACCCCATCTTTCGGCTTGTGACTTGGGCGGTATCCCCGATCAAAGTGAACTTGCTGAAGTTCGTCAGGTGAAAGTGATGATGGCATGGATCGTAAAAGTAGTAAGGCCCGCTCGGGCCATACCAGTAATTGGCATTGTTCGGATTCCATACCGTCACCGGGAAGCGCAACAGCTTGCGCGGGCCAGGTTCAGCGCACCCCTCGGCCACAGCACAATCATTGGTACCGAACGTCAAAGTTTCAATCCACGCCGCTGCCCAATAAACGTGAGTAGCGGCAACCCCAAACCGATCATCATCCAGAATCGTGATCGTGTTAGTCGGTGGCTGTTCAATGCGATAGAAACAGTTGGGTTGAGTGATCGGGAATGACAAGAATGTATTGGTGACAGGACTGACCAGAACCGTCCACGGCCCTGTGCTGTTCGTGCTGCACCAAACTGTGTATGCGCTTGAGTTTGTCCCTGGACTCCAACTCAGGGTTATCGTGCCATTCGAGGCTGCGATGTTCGTGATCGAAAAGGTTGGGAGTGGAACGAAAGTGAGCCGCGCCGAAACCTTCATCGGCCTGCCAAGGCTCTCCACTTGCTCCTGGTGTTTGGGAGATCTGATGACTAGGCCCAGGACAGCCAGGGCCAGCAGTGTTCTCACGCTACTTATTAACCTTCATTATAAACGCATCGCTGTTTCCGTATGACGTGAGTGGAATGGTTCCGAACATGACAGGTGTTGGCTGTTGGTTCGGAGTGTGGCTTGGGCTAAAGAACCCACAAACGACTGGATTTCCACTCAGATCACTGACCAATCCTTTGGCACTATCAACGCCCGTTCCCCCAACCTCAAGCGGCCAACCGTCCTGCAACACAAGCGAGTTGTTGTATTTGGCGACAAAAGCGTCGTATTGATTTTCTGGTGTTACAGGCATTGACCTTCCACTAAAGTCGTAAACACCACTGCTGCCCAAATAACAGGTCATATAAACCTCGTTTTGAGATCCAAACATTACCGCCGTAGGGCCACACGCATTTACTGGATTCATGTAAGTCGCGGCCATGTAATGTCCGTCAATGGCGGAGTACTTGGCAAGGAACCCGCTTGCGTCGGATGCAGTGCCATTTACAGTTCCACCACCCAAATCAGTCCTTATTGAAAAATATCCCGCAACCGCAATCGTGCTGTATTGAGGATCAATGCCAATACAAAGCCCAACAGTTCCCTTAAGGGGGTAGCCGTGTGGAAACGACCACGAGGATGCACCATACGATCCGTCAGGTGCGATTTTGGCCACATACATCCACTGCTGCTGGCCTCCCGACGTGTGTATAGCTGTCGATTCATCGCCAAGCTGCAAATAGCCAGTAAAATCGCCAGCGAGATAAATATTGTCCACAGAATCGAGAACAATATATACATTCGGTGGTCCACCTCCAGATTGGTACATTCTCGACCACAAATGATTGCCGTCATGCGAATATGAGGCCAGCACTATTGATGGTCCTTGGTAAGCATTAGTAACGGGGCTTCCGGGATGGCCTGGAGTTCCAAAATTTAATGTGGGAGGAAGAGGACCAGGCGCGAATCTTCCACCAACGATAACATTTCCGGCGCTGTTTATTTTAATCGTGGTAAAGGCATCGTTTGTTCCTGTTGGAATACCGAAACTATAGGACCAACGATGTACCCCAGTTGAGGTATAGCTTGCGATCCATGCATGGCCACCAGGAAGATCACCCCCACCAAGATTTGCAGTTCCAGAAACTAGCCCGCAGAGATATATATTCCCACTGGAATCCACCGCTATTGCGATGGGCTGTAGGTCTCCCGACGATCCGCCGTAACTTACGGACCATACATGATTCCCCTCGTTGTCGTACTTCACGATAAAAATAGCAGACCTTCCTGTCGGCGATGTAAGGCCGGCTGCCGAAACCCCCGGCGTTCCAAAATTAGCCGTTCCCTTGAAATAGCCAGCCATGATAAATGAGCCGTCAGGGTTTCTGGCTATACAGGCTGCTGCATCATTTAACGAACCCCCGCCCTTTCGCGCCCACGCCACGCTTCCCGACGGCTGATTCACCGGGCTCACCGGTCCAGCGATCGTTGACGGGATCTCTTGAGCGGTAAGTGTAATTCCTCTTACGCGATAATAAGCGCCGTTCGGAATTGGGTTTGCGAAAACGTGGGCTGGCGATGAGAGATGCGCGCTACTGCGTGATAACGGGGAAAAATTATTGTTCAACGATTCTTCAGCAACGTAATAGTCAATGTTGTCGCTCATAAAAATGGATTTAATCCTAAAACTCTGGTGGTGTCCATGAAAGATGAACTCCATCGGCTTGTACATCTGCCGTCAGCGGCATTGGCACCTGATCGTGGATACGAAAGTAGGCATCGTCGCCAAGCGCAGGCACCGAAATCGATCTGGCCATCGTCGAATTGCCGATCGCCTGCCACGGCGAACTCAGTGAATCCTTGCGCTCAACGACAAATGGGCCTGTGCCACCCTGCCAGGTAATCGTAATAATCCCACCAGCGACAGAAACCGATGCGACTGAAGCAGCTGGAGGCGCAGATGGGGCCGCGGCCAGTCTTTGCTTAGGTTGCACGACCTCTACAGAGATTCGAACCTTCCTTAAACTGTCAACGAACTCGGTGTCCTTCGGGCTTCGAAGCGTCCGTCTCCATCCAGGGGGCATTGGCACAGCGGCCGCGACTGCGACAGACGAGGACAGAAATTTGCGTCGATTAAACATCAGAGTCCGCCCTTGCGCGCGCGGAAGCGTTTGACGCGGGATTTTCCCCAGGCTTCAAGAATATTAAGTGCTCGATTATCTGGATGCGTGATTAGCATGCGCTGAAGTTTTCGCATCCACACCTGCCGCTCCTCGCTCGCGCCTTTGTGTTCGGATTTCTTTGGCATTTTAGTTGAATGGGTTGTGATGCCAAAATCCCAGGATGCCGATCAGGATTAAGATGACGAGGCGTGAGCCAGTTCCGGTCCACGCCCATTTTGGATCGTTGGGAACGAAACAGCCGAGCCCGCAGAGTAGAAGCAATATCCACCAAAAAACTTCGATTACCATAATTTTCCTTTTTTTGTTGACCGAGTTAATTTTCCACCCGTGTAATTATCCATCTGTCATCTGCCAGCCCGGGATTAGCGGCATAGTCGAACGGAATATAAAAAAAGCCCCCAAACGGTCCCCACGCCGCGCCGTATGAATTCTTGATCTTGAACAGCCGTTTAATTCGGTCGTAACCAACACACTTCACGGCATGACCTCCAATCGGTGAACGCTCCGAGTCATCCGGCAACCGGAGTATTCCAGTGCTCTCCATCTCGGGAGTTTCAAAGAACCCAAAAACACTGAATCCAAAGACAAACGGACGTTTAACCAGAGCAAGGCATTGCATCATCTCTGTCTCGCTCGGAGCAATGCGCCGGTACTCTAGGGCCTGGTTTTTCTCCGCAGTCAGGTAAGTATCGAACGGAGGCTGCTCTGTGAACTTGGAAATGTCGTAGGGCCAATCAATCTCAGGGCACACCCCTTGTTTCACAACTGACCTGATCGTATCGCGCAGCGAAGCCCCGGAGTCGTAGTCAACTGTTCCCTCAATATCTCGCGTGTTGTAGTACAGGAACAATCTTGACGGGGTGATGAAACTTAAGCCCTGGGCCTTGCGCTCGAAATCAAAAGCGGATGCCACGGAATTGGCTGTGCAACTGCCAAGTTGGCCTTGGTTGTAAACTGGAGGGCATTGCGCAGACAGGTCAACCACGTCCGGCAACACGGCATGAGGCATCGAGAAAACCCTATCTTGGATCTGGGGCAAATCCCTGACCCACCCGTAGCGTTTTATCTGTCGATGCTTCATTTCATTCCCAACTCGCTAAAGCCATGCTGACCATCAGGCCAGTAACAAATGCCACCGTACCCCAGAACAGGACTGCTGCGATCCTGAAAGCTGTGTCTATGAATTCATCTTTCATTTGGGAATTGGAGGCAGAGTAGTTGTCGAATCAGCAGCAGATTTTAGCCCTTCATACTCTACACTGCTGATAACCACGTTTCCATCCTCATTGATATACGGCGTCTGGTGCCTCGTGAAAGCCACGGCATGATTGGATGGTTGCGTGATGCGCTTGGCCACGGTCACGGTTGGCGGGGTTGACTTGAATGGCTGGAAAGCAATCTGGATCTGGCAACCGCATAGCAGGAGTGGAATTAACAGCCAGAGAAGTCGAAGGTTCATCTCGGACCCTTTAATTTCATCACGCCCTGGAGTTTAATAGTCGCAGCCGTCTTTTCATTCCCCGCCTGAGTCGTGATTTCCTGCAAAGCACCGACTATTGTTCCTGCGCGATAGTACTCACCAATCTGTGTCATGCCCTGAGAAAGCGGATAATCTGCCGAACTGAGTGTGATCATGTTCTCCTGAATCTGAACCAGCTTAGTTTTCCGGTTCGCATCCATGGTCGCTATCAAGGCGGTAGTGGACTGTTGAAGGAAGAAGTTTTTATCAACCGAAACCCTGCCTCCGGCCACGCCAGCCGAGATTGCCGCCAGGATTGATTTGGCGGCCTCGCCAGAAATCAATGTTCCCGCCCCGCCCAGTCCTATAAGAGCCAAGTCCGTGATGGTGTCAAATGTTGCCCTACCTTGATACAGGCCGTTGATAAACTGATCGTAATTCAGATCAGTCAGGAATATCAGATCGTTCAAAACTTGATTGCGTTGAACTTCCGGCACCGGATCGTTCGGTATGCCACCGGGCTTGGCGTATTTTGCGATTAGGTTTGCTGCCAATGAATTTTCAAAGGCGACCTTCTTTGGTGATCCTTTAGGGACACCGGCGCAACCGCAAAGCACCACAAGAATTATCGGTAAAAGTTTCATGGTCCTATGAAATTCCTAATCTCGTTCGCCATAAACCACATTCCAGCGCGGTAGTGGACCTGAGCGCAGCCAGGATACGCTTTGTCCCACTCGTGCGCAGATCTGTCAGCCAGCTCCGCCTCTTTAGAGATATATTCCCTGAGCGCTTCAAATTTTTCCTCCGCTGTCATTTAACGCAAATGCGGCGGCAGAGGCTTGGCCGCTTTTAACAAAGCGGGATTCCCTGGCGGCAAACCTGCCTGCATCCCATTGCATAAATCCTTTCCATAGAGCCGGATCTCAGTGTCATTCGTGCTGAGGCCGGAAACCACCACGTTGAGCAGCGAGAGGCTTCCATTGATAATCAGTCGAGCTGTAACGTTTGTTACATTTGCCGCCTCAAGCGCTTTGACGATTTCAGAAGGCGTAACGTTTGTTCCGTTTGCCACTGCGCATACCACCGGAACGGCAGCGCGGACATGCGGTGTGGCTTCGGGATGAGTCTCAAGGCCAATCTGCTCGCCGAGCGTGACAGCGGCAGTAAACGCCGCATGGCTCATTGCTGGGTTACCAGCACAACCCACGAACATCAGGCACACGCCGGCCAGGACTGCCGCGAGCGCTACAGTCAGCAGGCACAGCTTTTTCTGACGTTCAGCTTTTTCGGTTTCGAGCATCAGTTCATATCGGGTTCGGAGTTTGATGATGTTATTCATAAGCAGGGGTATCATTTTGCCTCACCCTGCGCCTCTGGCTGGCGCGAGTCAACAGCTAATCGTAACCCGGACGAAACGAAGATATCCACCTCCCGGGCTGGCCGAACACAAATCCAGTTGCAACCTTCCACTCCGGCACCGACATAATGCTCCATCAACTCGGGTATTGTCCGGCCACAGTGCGGACAGAGTATCGCCTTACTCTTTTGAGCCATCAAATTCCTTCTGAGCCTTTTTCAAAGCCAGATCATCTCCTGTTTGAGCGAGGGGAACGTTTCCGGCACCAGCAGCAGCCAAACCATAGGTCACTGCCACCCCTTCGATGATATGGATCGTGGCGCGGATCTGCTGGGAATAAATCTGAAACCACACCTCGAATATCTCCAGGCCCGTTTTACAAAACAGATAAGTCAACGCTGCATATCTGGTGTGTTTATTGGCCCATAATGCGGCAAAGACGTTCTTCATTTTTTAATAAAGAAAAAGAGTAGCCCGATACCTACGCTGGCCGCAATAGCCCAGAGCACGATGGTGATGCTGCTTTTCCCTCCTCCGGCAGCAATTGCGTCTCGGACAGTATCGCGCCATTCATTGGCTCCGACCTTGTATTCTTTCAAAGCTTGTTCAGTTTTCTCGCTGGCCTTTTCAGCAGACGCAAACGCGGCCTTGATAGCTTCTTTGTTTGCCGCGTTACGCTCATCCATGAGCTTCTCGAAAGCCAAACGAAGCTCCCGCTCAGCCTTGATTCGCTCAGCTATGACTTCGATTTTATGGCAGTTGGTTTCATCGTTGCTCACAAATACAAAACTACTTCGCCATCACCGGAAGTGCGAGAATGAAAAAATTTCCACATTAGAAAGGCTTGAAACAGGCAGTCGGAGTGCCGATAGTAAACGTAATCGTGGCATATTCCCCGTTCTGCAAAAGCACCGTGTTCTGTCCGATGGTGGAAAAAATAGTTCCTCCGTTTATGCCGACTGTGCCCGTCACAGAAATTCCATCAACATACACGACGCAATTAACCCCAAGCGTATTTGTCCAGTTTACCGGGCTTGCTCCGATAGTTATTGAAGTGCAGGCGACAAGATTGGAACGATAAGAAGCAAGGCCGTTAGTGGACGTGACAGCACCTTTGAAAATAGCGTTCGTGCTGAAAAGCCAAGTTCCAGTGGTTGATCTTGAGTAGTAAGTTTCCATTGCACTGGCGACAGACGGATCGTTATTATTCCCATAACCAACCGTTGTCGATTGAGCCAGATACATCAATGCCTGAGCTAGAGAAAGCACGTAAGATGACCCTACTTGGAATGTTGGCCTGCTTCCAGTGTAAAGAATCCCATCTGTGGCGGATGCGGTAAATCCATAGCTGGGTGAGTTAAAAGCTCCGCTTCCTAGCTTGATTGTGGTGTTTGTGAATATTGGGGTATATCCGTTTGTCACCACCCCCACTGGAAGGTTGGCCAGTCCGATGGAGCCTACGGTATCAGTCCCGCCAATCACTTGCCTGATTCCGTCTGCGGCATAGACGCCGAGAACGATGAGGCAACCAAGGGCGAGGATTAGAAGGGATTTGATCATGGGAAAACCAGTATTTCAACGGGTGCGTTAATCAAAAGGTCATTCCCAAGGCCATCTCCATCAAAACTAATTTGCACAGTAAGAACATCTGAGCTAGTGCGCTGAATTGTTGCCTTGGCGAAGTTGTTTGCCGGACCACTATATTGAATCGTGGCCCATGTTTTGTTGGTCGTAAAAGCTCCCGTTAATGTAGCTGTATAATTTCCAGGGGCGCCGTACCCCCAAACAATAGCTCCAATTCCGTTAGCCATAACTGTCGCTACTGGAGCCGCTGTTCCGGTTTGTGTTAGGGTTGCGCGATAAGATTTTACAACCGTATCGGTCCCGCCCACGACTTGGCGCACGCCATCAACTGCGTTCAACCCCAATCCAATTAGCGAACTGACACAGACTATTGCGATTAAGGTGATGAAGTTTTTCAT